AAAATAATCGTGTCTTTTTCCGCGCCGGTAAATACCGTAGAGAGGATTACTGGGATTGGCCTGGACATTGTCCGGGCCGTCATCCCTGGGAACATCGCGCGAATTCTGCATGTTCTGGTCACGGAACCATTCGTTCCAGATGAGATTGTATGCACGGAACGGAAGCGCGGAGATTTGTTCGGTCGGGGGAATATCCACGCCGACCGGGAGGCCGAAAAAGTCGAATATGGTACCCGTATCGAAGTTGAGGTCCGCCGGAGTGGGCGAACCATCACCCTGCAAAGTAGGAACGACGAAATCGACGGAAGAAGACGGGTCTTCCTGGGCACCATTGAATTTTTCCCAGTTTTCCCACAGGAGCCGATAAGGCACGTAGAAATAGAACGTGTCCAAGAACACGTTATCCATGATAGGGAAAGTGAGGGTATTGAACCGGGCGAATATGGTAGCCCTCAAATTGAGGGTATCGCCGGGAAGGATTTCATCGCAGAAGATGGGCACCAGATAACCGGAATTGATGCACGTTTTGTGACCGTGCGAACGGTCGAAGACCGACCTTTGAATCTGGGGTGCCGGTATTTGACTAAAGTTGTGATTCATGACGGATTTCATTGTAATACGCCTCCAAGAGGGAAGATGGTTTACTAATAGTAACACATTTAATAGAGAAGGGCAACCCCTTTTTAAGGTTGCCCTGAGAGTGACTTGGTGTCACTCAGCACTCTTACATCAAGGGGGTCGAGTGCTTACGCCTTTTCAGGCGTTTTCGGCGGTTTCCCGCCGTGAGCCGGTTGCGCCTCCGGGTCCGCCTTCAGCGGATTGTGGGGCTCCTGCGGAGCCGTGGCGACCGGCTTTTCCTCTTCGAAGACGTCTTCGAATTCGGGTTGAATGAGGCCCAATTTCAGGGCCTCTTCGCGGTTTTCCTCGTTTTCAACGAAGCGAACCAGCTGATACGGCTGATTCTGGAACCGGGCGCGAACACGCGCCGGAAGGCCGGCGAACTGCTGTTCGATATCGGCCACCGCGTTTTGCATCGTCTGGAAATCGATGCTGGAAAAGTCACCGAATTGCGCTTGGCGCGTGGCCATGGGATTTCCCAGCGGCACGCGCATGGGGTTGCGCAGGTGACGGTTGACGATATTGTTGATGTCGGCTTCCGCCGCCATATGCTGTTGCGTGAGAGATTCGCCCTCGATTTTGGTACCCTGCCGGTTGTCTTGGCTGAAGCGACTGAATTTTGACATGTTATTTTCCTTGTTTAAATTTTGAGTGAATGAGTTATCGCGTTTAATTCGCGTTATTTGTTCACGAAGAAATTACTTGGGATGCTTGGGAAGCAGAGAAGAGATACCGTAGACCATTTCCGGCAGTTTCGAGGGCGTGTAGATGATGCCGCCGGTAGCGTCATCCATTTTGCAGATGAGATAGAGAGAGAAGTCTCCGGGATACTGAGCCAGGTTACCCTGGCCTTCCCGGAGAACTTGTTCCAGGCTACGAGTAGCCTGGATTATATTGTCCACCCAGAAGGGGGACATGAAAGTTCCCATCTTTTCGTCGCGAAGCGCATAGCACTCCATGAGACGCGACCCATTCAGATGGGAATAATTGTTGTTTTCCATTTTTTGCTCCTTTTTGCAAAGCGCTGGCGCGCTTCGCAAGTTATCCGTTCGCCTGAAAATCCCCCCTTTCGGGTGGATTTCGGCGAGCCGTCTTGTTTATAAATTACGAATAAGCCTTGATAATTGAGCCTCTTTGACGATGCGTCGTACGCGCAGTCTTTTAGGTGTATTTTCATCATAAGCCTCTTCGGCAGCTTGTTTCCTGCGCTCTTTAATATACTCCGCTTTTTCAGGGTTGTCAAGAGAATATTTATCGAAATAATACTTTGGTGGGCGGCCCTTAATTCCGCCCCTTAAATGTACGGTATCCCGTGGGAATACATCGGTTTCATACTTTTTGAGCCAGGACGCACCGATACCGGGACGCCTGGACATGCGCGTAAATTCGGGTATAATACCCTCGCGCTTATAATACTGCCCAGCGGGACCCAACCGTTTTTTGAGAATGTAACGAGCTACGTAAGCACACGAATCGAATGTAACGTCACCCACTTTAGCGTCTCCAAGACCCCATAAATCTGTAAGGTCTTGAGAATCGAAGATATCACATCCGTTCCTTGAAGAATAGAAGACACGGTCAGTAAAATCATGTCCGAAAACGCAAGCATGATAATGAGGCCGACCGTTTTTTTCGCCATATTCACCACAAGCGAAATATTTGATGCCATTACCGTATTTTTTGCGATAACGTTTAAAAAAGAGTTGCAAATCACGAGGATAAAGAGTAGCACGGTCGTTTCCATAGGTTAAGTTTTCGTCCTTATAGGTGAGGGTGATAAAACAGTTGTTTTCGTGCATCTGGGCCTCGTGCGTACACCGCACAGCCCATACACGAGAACGTTCCAGTAGACAGCCCGTGCATTTTCCGCACGGGATTTTGACCGGCTGCATTACATCGCCAAAGGCGAGGCCTACCAATTTGGTGCCTCCGGTACAAGAACGATACATTGTCATAGGAGAGTAGCAGGGCATTTTTTCCTCATTTAAAAAGGGGGGCATCCAGCCCCCCTTTATTTAGATTCTGAATCCCCCCCGCATCGGGCGGGCGAAATTCTTGGATTTGACCTTGGCTCCCTTACGGAAGTTGCGCCGGGACTTACCCCGGCTCATACGCTTACGAAACGCCATTGATATTCACCACCTTCCGGTACGGCCGTCGCCATACGACGACCATTCTTTAAGCTTACCTTTGAACCACTTTTTAAAGGACGGTCCCTTATCCTTGATTTTATCGATTGCATCCGCGGGCACTTGCCAGAGCTGGCCCTTGGCACGGTCTTGTTGTCCTTGCCACGCGGAATTGGTAGCTTGGACCGTGATGAGTTTTTTCTGAGCCTCAAGATTCTGTATTTCCTGCAATACCTTATCGCGTTGCGATTCCGTAAGTTTGGTATTTGCAAGAGTAGCGGAATTTTGAGCCAGGAGATTGTTTATTCTCTCCTGTTGTGTGAGGTTGAGGTCTTTCGTCTGCGCCTGAGAGAGTTGAGAGGCGGAATGCTGCGCCTCGGTCTGCGCTGCAAGAAGCGCTTTCTCACCGCCGAGATTATAACCTTTAGCAGCATTGCCAGCAACATCCGCACGAGCGGCTTGTGCAGCACTTCCGGGTGGCGTAGAAGCTCCTCCATATTTTGACGAAAGAATTGGGTTAAGTCCCGCAGCCCGTAAATCCTTGACCTCCCTTTGATGAGCAGTGTTGGACATGCGCTCCTGAAAGTCCATTTGTTTGGACGATTGAGAAGCATTGAATGCCGAAGATATAAGGCCTTCGGCGAGGCCTGCGCCCCCCATTATGAGGGCGCCGCCGGTAACAGGGTCCATCAGAACCTGTCTATCTGCCCGGGCACGGAATACACCGGCATGGGACGGGCATGACGCATGGAGAAATAGGAATCCACGAGAAATTCCGGTTCGGAAGGAACCGACGTGACGCGAAAGATGGGCGGGTCATCCTGAATGAACGCGTTATTCAGTGAAGGAATGCCGATGAAGTTGGTGGCGAGATGCCACTTGTCGAGCGAAGTCTGGCCGAAGGAAACGTTGGACCGGAAAATACCGGTCACCATGGAGGGCTTGTAGCGATATTCAGCCCAACGTTCCTGGTAACCGAATACGGTATCGGCGAGAGTACCGTTATTCGGATAGACGATTTCCTTGTTCAAAACCGCCTGCTCGCCGAGATGGGCGAGAGCGGGCAGGTAGAAATCGAACCGCGTTTTGCGGGACCACATTTTATTGAGGCCCTGCTGGTAAGTGATATCGGAACGCACGTTGGCGAGACCGATAATCACACCATGTTCCACGAAGGACTTGTTAAAGCCGCTACCGGAGGTAACGACACCGTAACCGGCGAGAGTTCCTTGAGGACTGGAAACAGCCTCGGAAGTCTGAGCCACGGAAATGACCTGGACACGCTGAGATGAGCCTCCGAGATACTCCGGACGCTGAAGACGGAAATCGGGCGAGATTACGCCGAAATGAGAACGAAGGATTTCCGTATACCGGGTACCGCCACGGGCGTCCCGTTCGAGTACTTTCTGGAAGGCGAACGCCTCACGGAGTTGATTGACGGTTGCCGCCGTAGCGGCGGACAAATCCGCGATGAGGCCGGACTTGGTTTTATCGTTGGTAACTCCCAACGATTGGGAATTGGCGATGATTCCGGAACCGGAACCGGTACCGGCATTGGAACCATACCAATTCTGATACCCCTTGATATCCTGGGACGCTCCGAGAGCACCCAGACCGTAACGATGGGTGGACCCCGTTTGTCCATCCATCAGGCCAAGGGCCTTACCGTCGCCGATTACGGGAGCGACGGTTCCGAGGGGGAGTGCGACCGAATCCCCTTTCTGGGGTTCGGGCAAACACGACGTAAAATAATCGTGTCTTTTTCCGCGCCGGTAAATACCGTAGAGAGGATTACTGGGATTGGCCTGGACATTGTCCGGGCCGTCATCCCTGGGAACATCGCGCGAATTCTGCATGTTCTGGTCA